AAAGAATATCAAAAACAATTTAAATGTATTTTGGTTGATGAATTTCAGGATACCAATATTGCCCAGAACGAATTAGTAAAGTTGCTAGCGAGCCGAGACAAGAATATTACTGTCGTGGCCGACGATGATCAGGCCATCTACCGTTGGCGTGGGGCTGCAGTTTCTAATGTTGTTCAATTTAGAAAAAATTTTCCTAGGGCTAAAGTTGTTGCTCTAACAAAAAATTACCGGTCATCTCAGGAAATTCTTGATCGCGCTTACGATCTTATCCAATATAATAATCCCGACAGACTAGAGGTAGTTGAAAAAATTGATAAAAGATTAAAGTCAGTCGTTAGTCGCCAGTCGTTAGCTATTAGTTTTATACATAGAGATAGAGTTGAAAATGAGGCAGAGGCAGCTGCAAAAAAAATCAAAGAATTAGAAAGAGAGAACTTTTTAGCGCACCGCGCGGCGGCGCGGGAAGAATTGTCGAAAATGGGAGAAGTTGTCAGCGGAATGTGTTCTTGCTGGCAGTTTTGTTTCAATGTCTGACCCCCGCGCGGCGTCCTTCGGGGCGCTTCCGGGCCGGGAACGGCACTACTTGACGGAGGCGGGAAAATGAAAATAGAAACATTAGAAAATTATATAAGATATACAACAATCCCGTATGGAGATTTGCTAAAAAGAGCAGCAAAGGGCGGATTGACTGTTATTTTTAAAAAAGATGCCGTTGTCGAAATTATTGGAGAATTAAACAAGAGAGCAGTTCTATATTTTGAAGATGAAGCCGTATATAAAGAAAATAAAACTTGCGGAATAATTGCAAGTCAATTTAATTATAGGAGGTAAAGGGCGATGAAAACAAAACTAACACAAGATGATAAACTTTGGATAGGTTTTGATATAGGTGATATGGTTATGAATATGCCAACTAAGGAAATTGGAAAAGTTGCAGGCGTTGACTTTGAAGATGGAACAATACAAATTGATTATACTAATGCTTCCGATAGGGTTTTAATTCAAAATGTAAGATTAGAGGTGACACAATGAAAACATTATTTACATGGGAGCAAATAAAAGCATTGTTAGTAACTTGTGTATTTATATTTTTAATATGGATTATAGTTATTTTAAAATTAAATGGAGGAAGGTTGTAATGCTAAAACTAACAACAACCATACGGCGTAATCGCTGGGGCAAGTGGCAAGGGATAGTTAGGGAATGGCTTGTATCTGGTGACATATGCGAATGTGTGATAAGATATGACAGGATCAAGCCGGCTGATGCAAGGTATGACGCGAAACAAAGAGTATCAGAGATTATAGCAAATTATAAAATGGAGGGATGAGAAAATGAGAATAGAAATCAAAAACAGGCTTACAGGTAAAGTTATATTAGTTGGTGAATATGAAACCATCAAAGAATGTTTAGAGAAAAATAAGGGTGCGGACTTGTACGGTGCGGACTTGTACGGTGCGAACTTGTCCGGTGCGGACTTGTCCCGTGCGAACTTGTCCGGTGCGAACTTGTCCCGTGCGGACTTGTACGGTGCGGACTTGTACGGTGCGAACTTGTCCGGTGCGGACTTGTCCCGTGCGAACTTGTCCCAAATACCACAATTAAATAACTTAACAATAAACGAATACATAGAAAAACATAAAATCAAACAGAAAGGTAATTTTATTTATGTATTCAAGGGAGTTGATGACAATTACAAAAGCCCTAATTCTGATATAAAATTAGAATATAAAAAGGGTATTGTTTCTGTTGATTATGCTGATTGTGATGTATGGCAAGATTGTGGGCATGGGATATCGTTATCTCCGACAATAGAAGGCGCGAAAGAATGGGGTACAAAGACATTATCAGTAAAAGTTAATATCGGAGATATTGTCTGTATACCAATTTATGGTAATGATAAAAAATTCCGTGTTAAAAAATGTGAAGTGATGAAAGAGATAAAAAGATAGAGATATACGCCAATCGGCGAATGGAGGGATGACAATATGATTATAAAATGCGCCTGGTGTAATAAAACAATACAAGACGGCGATCTGCCGGTATCACATGGCATATGTAAAGAATGCAAGGCGGCTATCATCAATGCGGCAGCCGTCAAGCCACAAGTGACTATGGAAGATTTGGCGGATATGATTGAAAATTTAGGTAATGAGATAATGATATTACAAGAGATGTTTAAAAATTATCCTACAAAGGTTGACAATAAGTAATATATATGGTAGTATATAACAGAAGTTAAATTCTATATAAAGGGGTGTAATAATGAAAAGAGGAACAATGACGCCGACACAGATTAGAAATGCAAGGTTTATACTTAGCATGGACCAGATGGATATGGGCGTATTTTGCACAGTGACAATGCAGACGGTAGCCAATTGGGAGAAAGGCAGAAGTAAAATGCCATTATTCGCAGAAGATAAATTACTGTTGCGCCTGGCAGAATTCACAAGTAAATTGTCACCTGATGCACAGAAAAAGATTGAAGATACTATGGCGATCCTGTAATATCTGATATAATGAATTCATCCCTGAACAGAGCGCAGGATAATTTTTATCTGAGGTTTCCATATTCACCGACGACGATTGACAATATCCGTCGGGTGTTTACTATTCGGCGATGGGATGCCTCGATGCATGCCTGGATATTTCCCGCCACGCAGGAGGTATTAGAGCAGATAGTTGACATGTTCCCAGGTATCATACTCGACGAACAAACAAAAGTCTGGTATCAATCAATAGTCCGATACAATACCGGTCAACGCATGGCATCCGACGAATTAAACCAGCAGATAACCAATTACAATTTTAAGACAGTTCCATATAATCATCAGAAAAAGGCGTTTGTCTGGGCGATGAATAATAAATCGGGCGGCATCTTTTTTGAATGTGGATTAGGTAAAACCAAGACGGCACTCGACATAATGAATTTCCTGTATATCAATAATCAGATCAAGCGGATATTAATTGTCATTCCGTTAAGTGTAGCATCAACATGGATAGATGAGATTAAGAAACATACAGATATAACAAGTGTCGAGATGTTACTTGATATGAGCATAAAGAAACGCAGTAAGATATTAAAAGAGACTAATAAAGAGATATATATCATTAACTATGATGCCTTGCCGGATATGGTAGCTGATATTAAGGCGAAACAATTCGACATGATAATATGTGACGAGAGTACATATCTCAAGAATCATAAGGCGAAACGCACAAAGGCACTATTCGCATTATCAAGCTGCATACCTCGAAGATATGTATTAACCGGCACACCATTAGGTCAGCGATTGACAGATGTATATGCACAGTTGAAATTCATAAGACCAGACATATTTCGAGAGTCGTTCTGGTCGTTTCGGAACCGGTACTGTAAGATGGGCGGATTCGGTCAGCATCAGATAGTTGGATATCAGAACACAGCAGAACTCAACCAACGGATAGCAAGTGTCAGCCAGCTTGCTCGTAAAGAGGATTGCCTGGACTTGCCGCCTAAAATATACCAGGTACGCAAATGTCAGTTATCAAAAGAACAATCTGAACATTACAAGAATCTGGTTAAGTTTATGATGACATATGTATCAGGTGAGAAAGTGGAAGTTGCTATCATATTAACACAGATGTTGCGCCTGGCACAGATAACAAGCGGCTATATACAGCCGGAAGGTAGCGAGATAATAGATTTCAAAGATAATCCGAAATTAGAATTACTTATGGAAACATTAGACGAGTTATCTGGTAAGACTATCATATGGGTAAAATTCAAGCATGATATAGATATTATCATTAAGCGTATGAATCCATGCGAGTATGTTATATTCAGTGGTGATTTGACAAGTGAAGAGCGCCAGGAGACAATCAAACAATTCCACGATGATGACAAGGTAAGATATTTCATAACAACAAGTGCCGGTGGATATGGACTCAATATGGCTTTCGCGTCAAATATTGTTTATTATAGCCATGAGTTCAGTATTGAAAAGAGGTCTCAATCCGAAGATCGGTGTCATAGAATTGGTCAAGAAAAATCTGTAACTATAATAGACCTAGAAGCCGATAAGACAATCGACACATATGTATTGAAATGTATCAAAGAGAAGCGCAGCTTTACAGATGGCATAATGGATAATATCGGAATAATATTAAAAGAAATAACTTGACAAATGTGTGTATGTGCGTTATAATATAATCAAGAGGTGATAGAAATGGCAAATAAGAATAAGGTGTTGATACTCAAATGTCCGCAGTGTGGCAGCAGGCAGGTGCTGTATATGAAGAAACAGAAGGCGTACTGGTGCAGGCATTGTGGCGCGGAGTGGCTGAGAAAATGACAAGTAACGAGATGCAGATGAAAGTATTCGACAAGTTGTCGAAACATTATAAAGTCGGCTGCATATCGTGGATTGAGAATAAGTATCCGTACATATGGCAGAAAGTCAAAGATGTCGAGAAAGAAATATCAGAACAGCCGGAAGAGAATATCGAGAAGATAAAAGAGTTATTGACAATATACTATAATCAGATGATGCTAATCTTCGAAATGTATAACAAGCAGGTAATAAATAAAGAAATGCCTACGGGCAAGGAGAGTGATGGAAAATGACAACCTCAGAGCAGTTGTCGATTTACGCCAGTCAGCTAAAGTCGCTGATGGTGAGAAGTGAGAAGTTGGATATTGAGCAGAAGGAACTGACGCAAGAGATAAGTCAGTTGCAGCAGGAATTCGTAGCGTTTATGACTACGAATAAGATACTTAAAGCCGACACAGAGTCGGGTGTCGTATCGTTATCTGTCGGGAGATATGCGAGGATCGTATCTGCTGAGAAAGAGAATGTGTTTGAAGAGATAAGGAAACTAGGAGAGGGTGGACTTATAAAAACAGTTGAATCTATTAATCCGCAGACTCTTCGTGGCTGGTGTAATAGCAGGTTAGATGAAAATCTTCCTATTCCTAAGGGTATTGAAATATTCTGCAAAGAAGAGGTGAAGTTAAAATGAAATGTCCAGATGATTGTATTTATAAAATTAAGGAAGAAAGAAAATTGCATACAGATTATTCGTTTGGATATACAACAACTAAAATTGACTGTGCTAAAACTTTAACAAAAAAAGATAGGTGCATAAGAAATTTTACTGTTGATATAAAAGATTATTATAAAAAAGGAGAGGTGGAGTAATATGAAAAAAGAAGAAGTTAAATCAAAGGAGTTGATAGTACCGAAGTCAGAAGTACCGGCGTTACCCGACTATCTGCAAGGTAAGACTGGCACGATGCAGAATATCAAGCCAGAGGATCTGTCGCTTGGCTTTATAAAGATAATGCAGTTCTTATCGCCAGAAGTCAAGAATCGGTTGTTTGAAGCCGGTCGACTCATCAATGGTGGCACTATGGAAGATTACGGAATGGAATTGTCATTCATTCCAATTCTCGACTTGAAACAGGCAATAAAATGGTGCAATCGTGAAGAGTCTGGTAGTGGTAAGGTAGACTGCATATCGTCAGATGCAGTTGTCGGTAGTAAGTATGGTAGTTGCAATTCATGTGAATTCAATTACAACAAGTGGAAAGAATCAGATGACACACAGCGGAAGTCATTATGCAGTTTGTATCTTAACTTCCCGTCACTTGTGAATAACGATACAAACATGCCGGTACTTGTATCGTTTGTAAAGACAAATTACTTTACAGGCTTGAAACTTGCCAAATTGTACATGGCACTATGTGCAAAGGCAAATAGCATGCTGCCGCTTTACAGTTTCAAGTTCAAACTTATCAGCAGCTTGAAGAAGAATAACAAAGGTGAGTATTACTCACTTGACATTGTGCCAAATGGATATGCGACAAAGGAAGAGTTTGCCAAGGCGGAACACTGGCACCAGGTACTTGCCAAGTCGACATATAAAGTTGATTTTGAATCAGCACATACCAAGACAGAAGATACACCATTCTAAAAAAGGGAGATGATAGAAAATGAAAATAATCGAAGCAATGAAGAAAATCAAGGAGTTACAAGTAAAGGTTGATGATTTAAAGAGTAAAGTTTCACAGTATTGCACCATACAGAACATAGAGACACCGACTTATGGTGAAAATCAATCGGGTAAAATAAAGGAATGGTTGCAGAGTATCAGTGACAGTGTTAAAGAAATATTGCGATTGAGGATTGCAATACAGAGAACGAATCTTGCAACGAATGTTTCTATTGAATTAGATGAGAAACATGTAGACAAGACAATAGCAGAATGGATACACAGGCGCAGAGATTTATCCGGTCTTGAAATGTCTGCATGGTCGTCAATAGGAGACAGGGGATTGAAAGAGGGTATGTTGAAAAATTCTCAGGGTGAAACAGTTGTTGTCAAACTTGTAAGATTTTATGATCCTAACGAAAGAGATAAAAAGATTGCTTCGTTAAGGGACGAGCCGTCAATAATTGACAGGACATTGGAAGTAATAAATGCAACAACAGATTTAATAGAAAAGTAAATATATTGTTCTTTCTCATTCTACGCACAGAGATAAAAACTGCTTAAAAACAGACGCCTATTAGTGCGACAACTAATAATTCGAGATGTGTAATCTCACAAACCTATTCAGGGTTTATGCCTGATGTCTAGACCAATGTGGTCTAGGTATCGTTTTAAAGGTTTAAGGTTTAAGATTAAAGACATTAAGGTTTCTCGAATTAAGGTGGAAAGGTAAAAGGGTTAAGGATGTATCTCGAGGTTAATACCGAGAGAATGACCTTAAAAAAGTTAAGTTTACTGTTTACCACGCAGAACTTATAAGGCTTCCTGTACGGGAGAATGAAAGAACATAAATAATCATTATGGAGAATAAAGAAAGACAGGATGTTTACGATAGATATGAAAAGTATGTAAATGGTACAAAACCGAATAAAACAATTTTGTTTCCAAAAGTAGAAGAAAAAAACAATGATTTTGCTTTTAAGTTTAGTGAAATGTTAGTTCCAAATAAAAAAAATAGTGGCGGGCGTGGTGTAAAGGACAACATATGAGTACAATCTACTCATGATGCGAGTTTGAATCTCGCCGCCTGCACCGACGGAGACAGAGCCATGCTAAATGAAACAGATCAGACAACAAGATATCTAATCAAATCAGGCAAGAATACATTTGAAGCTACGATGCACAGGATATTCAATAAGAGACCTAACATATATGATATACAGAAAGTCAAGAAATCCAGCCGTAAAATCATCAGGAAGAAATCGAAATGATCGATATAACCAAATATCTCGAATCAAGAGGAGTAGAACTATTATTACGGCTCGGTGATAATAGCGGAGATTTACATTGTAAATGTCCGTTTCATGAGGATTCTACTCCTCTATTCTTTAATGAGTTCTTGTCATTATGGCGGTGTGACACTTGTGGTACAGGCGGCAACATAACGCAATTCGAGTCTAAACTAAAGAGCATGTCAGAATCAGAAGCATTTGAAGTCATATCGACAGAATTCAGTATCAGCAAGCTATATGCAGTAGATAACTATAATGATATATATATATTCCAGGACTTCTCAGATGAGAAATTTTCTATAGGATTAGGCATAAACTCAATAACAATACACGCGTTCCCATGGAAGGAAGCATATGCGAAATATTTCATTGATAAGAATGCATATATAGTATTCGGTATACACAAGGCAGACAGGATACGGGCAGCAACGATATCCGACAGTTTGAAACCTATCGCTAAGCTGGTTAAGAATATCGATCTGCCGATTAAGTCTGGTGACGAAGGCAATTTCATGGAGTATATTCTCACATACGAATTCACAATCGACGATTTCAAGGCGTTAGTATCGCAGGCACCGGATGTCAATTCGGTGGTAGCCGAGCCGACATGTGCCAAGACGACACTTGGCGAGTTCAGTAAAGGCATGTATTACGGCAAGTATATCGAGCTGCCGGTGACAATAAGCGGTAAGAAATCAGAGAATTATAATATACCGTTAAGATTCAAGATATCATGCAATCGTGGTAACGGCAAGAAATGTGTATTTTGTGGCTTAAATGCTACAATGTCAGCTGAGTGTAATGTCGATAAGAATTCCGAGAAGATATTAGAATTGATTGATGTATCAAAGACCGATATGCAGCGCGTCATGAGAGATATGATGAATATAACATGTGACAGGAATGATATTGAGATATTAGAGAAACAGACAATTGAAGAGGTTGTCGCCATACCAGAGATAGATTATAGTTGCGAGAAGGAATCTGAGTATACTGCCAGGCGTCTGTATTACGCAGGGCATGGGCTGAAAGACAATAAGGCATATAACATACGAGGATATAACTTAACACATCCGAAGAATCAACATAGCACCATATTGATACAGAAGGCGATAGCAACACAAGGATCACTTGACTCATCGTTCATAACACCTGAGATTAAAGACAGTTTAAAGATATTCCGTTGTGAGCCGACAATAAAGGATATCGATAATAAATTACAGGATATCTATACGGATTTAGCGATTAACATAACTCGTATCTGTGGCAGAGAAGATATATTACTTGCTATCGATTTGACATATCACAGCGCGTTAAGGTTCAAATTCGCAGGTTCGACAATTGAGAAGGGATGGATTGACGCGTTAGTATTCGGCGATACACAATGTGGGAAATGTTTTGTGAAAGATACAGAAGTTTTAATGTATGATGGAAGTATAAAAAAAATACAAGATGTTATAATTGGTGATTTGGTAATGGGTGATGATTCTACACCAAGAAGAGTATTATCATTGGCAAGAGGTCAAGAGAATATGTACGAGATAGTACCAGAACTAGATAGTGCCGAAGGATATACCGTAAACGAATCTCATATTATGTGCCTTAAAAGAATGAGGACGGGTAAAGAATTAGATATGAACTTAACTGATTATATGAAATTATCCCCAAGGTTAAGAGGAATAAAATATAAATGCTATAAAAAAGAAGTATCATTTGAACATAAAAACGTTATTCTTGAACCATATTTCTTGGGTATGTGGTTAGGGGATGGTAGAAACAGTGGAGTTCCAATAACAAATACAGATTTTGAAGTTATAACATGGCTCGGAGGGTATGCTCATAGTCTTGGTATGAAATTATCAACATATAAAAGCCACAATGGATGCAATGCTTATGCTATTACAAATGGCATGGGATTTAAAAAGAACATGGTTTATGGTGCATTAAAATATTACAATCTTATAAACAATAAACACATACCAATGGAGTATAAAATAAATAGCGAATTAATAAGATTAGAAGTATTGGCAGGTATAATAGACAGCGATGGGCATAAGCCTAAAACTAAGTACAACAATTACACATGTGAAATAGTATTTAAGGATAAAACGCTTGCTGATGATACTGTATTTCTTGCAAGATCGTTGGGATTTAGATGCGCCATCAATACAAAAATTGCAACGATAAAACGAATCGGATATAAATGTCGTGTATATAGAATAAGATTATATGGTGATTTGTGGCGCATCCCAACAAAGATAGCAAGAAAGCAATGGAAAAAAGGAGTCATAAAGGGTAAGTTTAATAATAAGCCTTGGTTGAATTATGGATTTAAGATTAAAGAAAAGGGAATTGGTGATTATTTCGGATTCAAGACAGACGGAAACCAGAGATTTTTACTTAAAGATTTTACCGTTGTTCATAATTCAGATACAATTAAAAACATCATCAAACATTACAAGACAGGTGAGATAATAGGCGGTGACAGTATATCATATGCAGGTCTTGTTGGAGGGTTGCAGCAGATAGCCGGCGGGTGGAACATAACATGGGGTAAATTGGTACTTAATAACGGCAGATTGCTTGCGATAGATGAGTTCAAGAAATTGTCAACTGAGGATATATCAAATCTCGCCAGCATACGGACAACTGGTATTGCTGAGATTAACAAGGTGCAGAGCGGTAAGACGACAGCCAGGACACGACTTCTGTGTTTCAGTAATCCGAGGTCTAACAGGAAGATGGCAGTATATTCTAAAGGTATACTTGCCATGAAGGAACTTGTCGGTAATCCAGAGGATATCAGCAGATTTGATTTCGCACTTATCGTAGCAGATACCGAGATACCGCAGACAGATATCAACGAATTCCTATTCAAGACAACTGAGCATAAATACATATCGGAATACTGCAAGAATCTTGTATTATGGGCATGGACTCGCAAGAAGGAAGATATCGAGTTCTTACCGGAAACTGAGAAGATAATACTTCAGCAGGCGATGATGATGGCAGAAGAATACGATAGCAGCATACCGCTTGTCACGCCGGCACAGCAGCGTGTCAAGCTGGCACGCATGGCACTATCACTCGCCACACGGCTCAATAGCACCACGACAGGTGATAATGTCGTAGTCTATCCGGCACATGCCGAGTATGTATTCAACTGGTTACGGAAGATATATAATAAGACCAGTATGGGATATGATTTATATAGCAAGTTCAATATGACAAGTGACAAGTATATAAAAGACAATTGGGATAAGTTAGTATACGAATTAAAAGAATTCCCTGACTATAAGTTATTGAAGGATTTATTATTACAATATGAGATAATACGGAAGATGGAATTAGAATTACAGATGAAATGGGAGTCAAAAGACATTAAGGACTTCTTCCATTGGGTAAGTAAGACGCGGCTTATGCATAATATCCATAACGGATATGTCAAGCATCCGTTGTTTATTAAGATGCTGAAAGAATTAGATGCCATACAGGAGAGTGTGATATGAAACTAATATTAATACTCGCCACAATACTATTACCACATTTGCTTATTTATATATACTTTTTACTATCCTGTGTGCCATACTTGGTAATAGCATGGGTTGCCGGATGGTGGATATACAAATGCTGGCAGGATACTAATTATGATTATCGTTACTAATATTATGTTAGTTGTGTCAGGATTCATACTTGGCGTATTCACAGTTATTAAGATACAGAAATGCGCCGATGAAAAATTAAGGAGGTATAGACATGGAAAGCATATTGACAGAAGCTGAGAAGTTAGTTAATGGTGATAGACAGGCAGATTATGCCGACCCGGTACAGAACTTCAAATTGATTGCAATGATAGCCACTTGTTTGACAGGTGAGACTATGACACCTATTATGTGCTGTAAAGTCATGCAAGCTGTGAAATTGTCACGAGAAGCATATAAACATAAAAGAGATAATCTTGTTGATCTTGTGGGTTACACATGGATATTAGACAGGTTGATTGAGGCACAAAAGGAGGAATCGAAATGACACGCAAGCGGATATATGTAGCAGGTGCATATTCGGCGGATAATGTTATGCAAGTGTTTAAGAACATGAGCCATGGGATTGAAATATCAACACAGCTATTAAAACTCGGATTTGCACCGTTCTGTCCGTGGTTGGATTTTCAATTCGCAATCAACGACCCAAACCTCACAATAGACGACTTCTACGAATACTCATTGGCATGGATGGAAGCTGCTGATTTCCTGTATGTGCTTGTCGGATGGGAGAATAGCAAAGGAACAATTAACGAGATAGCAAGAGCCAAGGAGTTGCAGATACCTGTGCTTTACGAGAAAGAGTTCTCACCTATGGAATTGTCAAGAGCGATAATCCCGGAGGAAGTATGAGAACTATCACGCATGAATTCCGTTCATCTTGTGGAATGACATTTCTCATTACACATAATCACACCGGATATTTCTCTGTCCGCACCAAAAAGAACGGCGATTGCCAGCAGTGTTTAACGGCAGTCATCACAGATTTAATGGACTTGATAACCGATAAGAAAGAAGTATTGAAGGTTATCTCTGGTGTCACTTGCGAGAAGGCGAAAGTCGGTGGCAATAGCTGCCTCGACGAAATGGCAAGAATCATTAAAGAAATGTCAAAGGAGGAAGGGAAATGACAGATATCACGAAGTGCCATGGAATTGATTGCAAGAAAAAAGATACCTGCTATAGATTCACAGCACCACATGACCCATTATATCAATCGTATTTCAGTGAAAAGTCATTTAAAAATTGCGAGCATTATTGGCAAGTGGCAACTGTTAAGAAATCCTTACAAGTTGGGAGGAAAAATGAACGCTGATAATCAGAAGGCATTATTCAAACGATTCCCGAAGTTCTTTAAGCAACGGAAACTACCTATGAATCAGACATGTATGTGTTGGGGTCTTGAGATTGGAAATGGCTGGTTTGACTTGATGTATGAACTATGCGAAGAATTGGAACAGTTGAATTCAAAAGGATTAGAGTTCACACAAGTCAAAGAGAAGTGGGGTATGCTTAGGATATATGTCAATAGCGCAACAGAGGAATGTTATGATATGATACATGAATATGAAAAGAAGTCATCGCATATATGTGAAGAATGCGGCAAGAAAGGAACAAACAAACAGACATTCGGCTGGTTTTCAACTATGTGTACCAAGTGTAGAAACATATATAAAAAGAGTAAGGAGAGAAAATGAATTTACATGAATATAGTATAAATGTAAAAAGAGGTGCGATAGTAAACATATTCCCATTTTTCGATTGTCATGTGGGAAGTGCGAATTGTGATATGAAGAAACTCGAAGAGAATATTGATTGGTGTAAAAAGAAAGGTGCTTATGTGTTATTCGGTGGCGATCAGATTGACGCAATCAACTTTTCAGATAAGAGATTTGATTATGATAATTTGGCAGAGTTCTCGCAGAAAGGTCTCAGCCGGGTAGTATCAGTACAAGTTGAGAAGTTTGTCAAGATGTTTAAGCCATTGAAAGGTAGAATAATCGGGCTACTATCAGGCAACCATGAAGATAAGATTAAGAGTGTATATCATTTCGACCCGTCGTATGAGATATGTAAGGGGTTAGAATGTAAGTTCCTGGGATATAGTGCCATGATACGATTGACTATGGCACAAAGCAATCTTAATATCAATAAATGCGTTATATTCGCACATCATGGTTGTGGTGCTGGAACAGCCGGCGCACAGGTGAACAAGATACAAAATATAGCAAATGACTTTGAAGCAGATATCTACCTAATGGGTCATAGTCATCAGAAGATATGCTCACAGAGTGAAAGATTAGAAATGTCGGATAAGGGCAGTTTACACATAAGAGCCAGAAAGCGAGTGTTTGCGATATGTGGCACATACTTAAAGACATACGAACAGGGTCAAATGGGATATGGCGAAAAGAAATTGTTTAGACCGACATCAACAGGTGGGGTTAAGATAACTATTGAGCCGTTCAAACGCATATATGTAAATGGCAAAGAGCTGTGCGGCAGACCACATATTCATGTGTCGGAGTAGCATATGACAAACAAGCGATTTGAAGGCACAAAAACGCGTTTAGGTCAAAGTAAGGGTGATTGTACTAAAAACGAAAAGGTAGGGCTACAAATCAACCCTGACGCAAATGGAGGCAAAATCCCTACATGGAAATGTTTCCATAGTAAAGTCTGTGACCGTTGTTTGACGGTTTGTGATTTTGAGGTATATGTTGGTATGTTAGTACACTGTTCTAAACGGAGGACAATATGAGAAATCCAGCAAGAATACCATTAGTATTAAAAGCCATTGAGGATATATGGAAACAAGCGCCGGATATGAGATTAGGGCAGTTAATAGGTAATGTCATGGAAGGGATTGCACTATACTACACCGAAGATGACGATTTCATAGAACAAATGAAGATGTTTTACGGATATCACCTTGGTACTCGTAAGAATACAAAAACTTGTACGAATAAGTGCAAGAAGTTGCATAAAAACGAGGGAAAGGAAAAAGTCTACCATAATCATGGTAAGAAAAAACCATGTTATCATGAGTATGTTAACCAGCATTGGAATTGATATGTACCATATAACACCCAAAGGATTACTTGACCCAGAGTGGTCAGATAAGTTATTATTACATATGATAAAGACAGGTGAGAACGCGTTGATATGGGATGGTAAAGAATTGATATTTGAAACAGTTGCGTATTTCCCTGATAAGAAAAAGAGGAAGAAACCATGTCAGAAAAAAAGATGAAACTCGATATTCTTGGTACGACTTATATCGTTAAGTACCTGAAAGACGATCCGGAGCTGAACGATTGCAGTGGATGTCTACTACCCGATAGGTGTGAAATACACATTGACATCAATGCAAAAGACAAGGATTATATATTATTTCATGAAGTGCTACACGCCATATTCCCGAATAAGAACGAAACGACAATAAGCAACGAGTCATTATTGATTTATGAGGTATTGAAACGGAATAAGTTAATTCGTACATAATGGTAATACTTAACCATAAGTATGGTACAATTAGCCGATGTCGCATAGTAGGAGTGCACCTGACTGTAGATCAGGCGGATTTAGTCCAGAGGTGGTGCGATCCCATCCATCGGCACCAAATAGGAGAGTGTTATTATGCAAGTAAGAATAGAAAAAATCGATAACGGATATATATTGACAGTACCACATCCGACACAAGACGGTGAGTTGGTGTATGTATTACAGATACCAGATAACATGGAAGAAAACGGTAAAGAGTATTGGCAGAAGATAGAAGAGATGATATGGGTTATTATGGAAGGGCTTGATATACGCAACTCGAAACATAACAAGTATAGACTGGAAACTGAGATAAGGAAAAATACCCCTTGACAAAATAACTTGTGTGGTATATAATATAGATATGAAAGGTCAGATGTCGAATATAATAAATCCAGTAGGTACTTCCCAAAAGGAAGCTGTTGAGTTAAAATCAATAGTGCAAACTGACCTTTCTTGCCTACTGGATATTTCTATTAAAGGAGGGGTCAGATGATATTAGAAATGTTGTTATGCGTCGGATACTATGTGCTGCTTGGCATAGGTTATTTGACAGGGTTCGGGGTGCTACTTGGCATATGGTTTATCGTATTGCACCTATACGACAAGTTCACATCTGCCGAGTATAAAAAGGCACAGATACTCCGCAGAATTAATAGGAGGCGATAATCATGTATAATAAAGAAATTGAGAAGAAAGAAGAATCGGTATGGGGTGATGATAAGCCGATCATCAGATATTGTGGTGATTGCAACCGACCGGTGAAACAATGCGTATGTGATATTAACGAAGCGGAGGACTCAGATGACTAACGATTGCCGAGATTGTAAGTGCTGTAACATGGAAAGAGGCGATAAGTATGACGGTGAGCCAGAGTGTGAGAAAGGTCATACTTTATATGTCAAGTCAGAGTGGATAGAAGAAGATGCGGACGGCAAGAAGGCAAGAAACAGGCTTGGTCAGATACAAGGATTTGAGCATATAACAGGTGTGTATAAAAGTGGTGACGATTGCGAGGAGGTAGACGAATGAAATATATAGATACTGAGAAGGTTGTAATAAAATCTTGGTGCAATGAACCAGAGGAAGGTTGCCTTGTTCAAGCGAGAAATTTAGCGAATCTACCATTTGTATTTAAACAAGTATGCCTTATGCCTGATACACATCAGGGTTATGGTATGCCTATCGGTGGAGTTATTGCAACTGTTGGAGCGGTAATACCAAACGCCGTAGGTGTGGATATTGGGTGCGGAATGCTTGCGGTTAAAACAAATGCGCAGACTATTCATACGGAGGGTATCAAAAGAATTATGTCGAAGATAAGAGAGTATATCCCATTAGGATTTGGTCATCAAAAAGAAAAACAAGATGAAGGATTAATGCCGAAATTCGAGGATATTGAATATAATATTGTAACGCAAGAATATAATTCCGCATTGAAACAATTAGGTACATTGGGTGGTGGGAATCATTTTATTGAAATACAGAAAGGTTCAGACGGATATATATGGTTTATGATACACAGCGGAAGCAGAAACATCGGGCTTAAAGTAGCAAAACATTATAATGAATTGGCAATAGAATTAAATAAACAATGGTATTCATCTGTTCCAAAAGAACATGAGCTGGCATTTTTACCATTAGACACTAAAGAATCCGAATGGTATTTACGAGAAATGCAATTTTGTTTAGATTTTGCTTTATCCAATAGAAAACTTATGGCAGAAAGAATAAAACAATCTTTCAAGGAAATATATAACGATATTAATTTTGAGGATGAAATTAATATCCATCATAATTATGCAAGAATGGAAAATCATTTTGGGAAGAATGTTATGATACACAGAAAAGGTGCTACTTCTGCAAAAGAAGGGGAGAAGGGGTTAATTCCGGGAAGTCAAGGAACATCGTCATATGTAGTTATAGGAAAAGGAAACATTGAAAGTTTTATGTCGTGTTCTCATGGGGCAGGAAGAAGAATGGGAAGAAAACAAGCCGAAAGAGAATTAGACTTAAAAACAGAACAAAAGATATTAGAAGATAAAGGCATTATTCATTCAATACGAGGAGTTAAAGATTTAGATGAAGCAAGTGGAGCATATAAATCCATAGATGTGGTTATGTCCGAACAATCAGACTTAGTAGATGTAGTAGTTAAACTTGAACCATTGGCAGTTATCAAGGGATAATATGAAACACGCTATCTATTTAATACTTGCAATCATATGCTTCTACTTCTTTGTGAATTACGAGAACCGGAAAGCACACGAAGAATTGCGAGAGATAGCAATAGTACAATGTGAAGCCACAACGCAGATATTGAAACTGATGTCGGCAAAGGAAAAGATAGAGGCGATGAAAGATATTAATGCGAGGGAAAAGGAAAGGAAAAATCTAAGTAAAGGAGGAGGAAAAAAATGAGAACAGAAATAGAGGAAATAGTTGTTGAAGGAAAGAGGTATGTTCCAGCGGAGAGTCTCAAGGAAATTGAGGGTGATGTAAAGATAGTTATTCTGCAAAGAGGTTGGGTGATGATAGGCGTTCTTGAACGCGAAGGAAGTGAATGTAAACTTCACAACGCTTCCGTTATTCGGACATGGGGAACTAAAAACGGTCTTGGAGAATTGGCTAATGGTAAACTCCCAGAAACAAAACTTGATAAGTGTTATGGACTTGTTGAGTTTGATTGGTTGACGGTTGTAGCCACAATATCCGCGGACGGTGAAAAGTGGAAAAAAGAACTGTAAACTTCGAGGATAATAAAACTACTTACGGCTACGGCTACGGCTACGGCTACGGCGACGGCAACGGCTACGGCAACGGCTACGGCTACGGCTACGGCAACGGCTACGGCTACGGCTACGGCTACGGCAACGGCTACGGCGGCGGCAACGGCTACGGTATCCACATCTTCGGCGGTGAGAACCTTATTGACGAGTGCAATGTGAGCAACATGCGTCACAACGGTGTGTTGTGGGACTCGATTGCAAGCGGCAATGTGTTTACCGGGTGCACGTTTAAAGGCGGAGACCTCGCGACGGAATTCCACGGGCACTTTAGCGCCTCAAACCTCTTTGACAGTATTACACTCGCAAACGGCGAGGAACTGGTGGGCGAAGACCGGGGCAACCACGGCGAGTCTTACCACGGCCTCACTACCTCGCAAAGCGTA